TTGGTTGTCTATGACCTATCACTTCTTTTTTAATTTTTTCATAGTCATTCAATAGACTATCGTCAACAACTTTGAAATCATATCGCACTGCTATCATTGTAAGATAATAGGCAGTAACATCGCTGTGTTTGAAAGTCCATTTCTTTTTCTCACCGTCGTATAGTGCATACATGCCAGGCAGGTCACGTTTGTCTTTCAGACAACGTATCAGTTGTATCACTTTCTTGTTGTAAGGAAATCTCATCTCTATTCGCTCAATGTTATCGTCATCAGTATACTTCTCAATTACTTTGTCAAAACTAATGACACGGAAATCGTCATCGTACACAGGATTGTCTAACAACTTCTTTATGTCCAATCCGTGTGCTTGGAACTTGGTTAGATATCTTTTCAGTATTACCAATGCTAATCTGGCCTGTTTCTCTGTCCAGGCGTATTGTGACTCCGCTAATGATTTGACTGTTTCGTGATCTTTTGGGTGTGGCTTGATTACGGCTGTAGAACCTATCATTGACGGATTTACCCAAAAAATATCATTATATGCTAATATTTTAAGTGCTTCGTTTATTGTTTTTGGCAAATCTGTGTGCATATCAGTCATGGTATTTTAGATAATTATTAGTATATTATAGCATAATTGGTAATATAGTCAACCATGAAAAAGTACAAAAATAAAAGCGTTAATGTTAGAAAACAACTTAAGGTAAAGTTGGAAAATACTGCGACCAGATATAAAAACAAAGTTAGTTTCAGACCCACAGAACAGCAGTGCCATCATTGGTTTGGTGTAATAAACAGAGGATTGTTTAACAGTAGATTACCAAGAGTTCCAATCCATATCAAAAGACTACACAAGGATTGGGGCAGGTGTGTGGCCGATTGGGACAATAGGAAATGCAGAAAAGGAACTTTTGATCAGAGAGTTATCCCTTACAATAAAACAGAAGTGTTTCACTACATTGAAATACATTGTAAGTTTCCTACATGGAAAGATTTCATTGAAACCCTTGCACACGAAATGGTGCATCTTTATCAGATGTCTTGGTTGAAAGACCCTTATTCTAATCACAATGCAAATTTCTTTGCGTGGAGAAATAAATTCAAATTGGCAGGCCTAGGCCTATCAAGGTGTTAGCACCTTCTCAAATTCAGCGTAAGTTATAATTTTACTGTTTCCGAGGTCAGTACCAGTCTGTAGGTAATTTAGGAATTCGGGCGGATCGTCATGAACTATTGTGTAGTTAACATATGGTCTCATCTTAAGCATGTCTCTGAACTGTTTCAACCACCCTTCAAATATTTTGTCATCATTACGTTCTCCGTAATTCTCTGTATCTTGGTATATGTTGTTTAGTTCTCCTTTTCCGTATTCTCTAAAGTCGAAACCTATTAGATAGATGTTTTTATGTCCATGAACACCCGCTGTCCAAAATGCGGCATTACCGGATATCCAGTGTGGGTTGTGTGGTATCAAGTGTAACATGCCTTTGCTTTGTTTCCTGTTTACTTCTAATGCAGGAGCGTAGTGGATAGTTTTTAATCCAACTTCATCCTCTACCATTGTCATGCTCATCTTTGTGTCTACAGAGAATATGAAATCAGGCATGAAGTCTCTGTACAAGGCATTACATCCATATGTCTGTCCTGTTGCTTTTAATTTGTTTAGATCAAAATTTTTACGTGATGGGCCATTCCCTATGATGTAGGCGTTGCCCCGCGGAACTGCTTTGACTTTATCCTCAAAAAATCTAATATCCTGTATTCGTTTTCCTTGTCTAATAGTTGTGTTAACAACTACATTCTCGCCTGCATAAGGTGACCATTCTATTGGTAGGATTTCGTTCCTGGGTCCTAAATTTATAGTTTGCATTATAGATACTTCTCCTGTAGTCTTTGTTTGATTCTTGCCCATGGCAGTCCTTGCTCTATCTCGTCTTCGAACCATTCTGTGTAGGACAATTTGTTTGCCCAGGTCAATCTGTTAGGCATAGCGGGTGTGTTAATGTCCGCCAACTTGATGTTTCCAACATCATGACACAGGCTAGATTCAGAAACAAACACAGGTATGCCTTTCATTACGGCCTCCATGGCCGGATTGCTGGAATGATTTACTACTGCCCACGTTCTTTCAAGTGTGGCTTTGAAATCTGTGTCATCGTATGTTCTGTAATCTCGTTTTGGTAATCTCACTTTAACATTCTGAAATTTTTGCTCATCAAAACTAATTGTATTCCTAGGATGTGGCCTTACCAGTATTGGTCTTGTTGTGTATTTTCTTATTTCTTGTATCTGTTGTTCGATCCACTTGGACATTCTTGGCAGTCCCCTCCATTGTTCTGATGAGTCGTGCTGTCCGCAAATTACTATAAGGTCTCCGGTCGGATTCCATGGTCGCAGTTCGTGTTTGAATAAAGGCCAACGTTTGTCATCAAACTCTTGATTGGCAAAATCTGCATCTCGGTTGATTCCGTTGATACCTATTTTGAAACTAAGATTCCTACGCAATCCACCAACCTCAATTACAATTACTGGTTTGCCTTGGCTTCTGTATCTTTCCCATATACTTTTGTAACTCTGCATACGTCCTCGCCAGAGCACACTCCATATAACTGCAACGTCGCCATTAGTTTCCTTGTCAATACATACTTCATCTCCAGTGGCCTGCATAGACTCTATAAATTTTTGGAATATATTTTTGCTGTTCAACGGCCCATGTTTTGGCCACGCTTCTATCTTCATCAGTTACCTTGCTTTCCTTTGGCCACTTTACTAACGATATCATCTGCTTGTTTGGGATCAAACTTTACGCCGCCAAATGGATCATAGTTTTCAACATTCAACCAGTAGTCCTCGTTCCTGTTTCCACGTAGATCACTTTTGCTACTTTTTCCTAAAACTTTTCTTTTACCCTTCATGTGGTCTATGTATGCACCTAATACACTATTAATGAACACGTGATGTCCTTTTGCACCTGCTCCCTTGCCTATGTCTACCCCGTCGTCGGGTGCTACACGTTTTACGCATTGCCAGAATAGGTAACTGTCATGCCATTCTAGTTCTTTGAATATTGTATCTTTGATATACAGTGTTGTCCAGTAGTCCATGAATTCTTTAATTTTTTTGTGCCGTCTGTTGTAACATACCCAACCACATTCAGGATATTTTTCACCCCTTCCTAGATAGTTGACAAGTTTATCTTCTGGTAATAGACCTGTAACAAACTCTGTTGTGATTGGTCTAAACGTGTAAGTGTCAGCATCCAACCACAGTACGTAATCAGTATCAATTGTCTTGATTGCGTGATCCACTGCGAAAGTTTTATGTGAGAATCTGACTGCGTCCCAAAGGTATGAACCTTTGCCTTTATCGTTTTTGCCTGCGTTGGGATTTCTACGAACGCCTCCTGCAATCTCGCTTATCTCTCCGTTGGCTACTGGATCGTCTTTATGCCTCTGTTTAAATTTTATCAGTTCAGGATTGGCTGTTTCTATGTTTACAAACTTTACCTTGGGTTGATTAAAGTCAGGTTTGTCGCCTTCGTGGTATGCGTAAAGTATTACATCATCTGGCCAAAAATCCACATGGCTTTGCAACATTCTTTTAGCATAGGCAGTCCATCTGTTAGGTGGAAAAGTGGTCACAACCGACAATGTTTTCATTACAGACCTAACCTTTGTTTGAATCTTTTATAGACTGTGCCGTCTCGTATTTCTTTGATGCTCCACATCTTGTAGCCAAGATCGTGTACCCACTGTGTCCTGTCTGGTGTCTTAGGCGTTTCGATATCGTTTAGGTCTTTGTTGCAAACGTCCCAACAAAGTGCTAGGTTAGATGTGCAAAAAGTTGGAATACCTCTTATGCAACTATCAACACTAGCAGTTGAGTTATGAGTTACAACAGCATGGGCATTTGTAATGGCTTCTTGGAAATGAAACCTATAAAATTTCTTTTCGTCTCCAGCAAAATGTTTTTGCGTAAATTGTAATTCAATATCTTCCGGAAATTCATTTCTACGTGCATCAATAGATGCAACATGATTTGGATGTGGCCTCACTATAAATTTCCTGTCTGTAGCAGGTCTTAATTTTTCATACACTCCGTTGAACCAATCGATTGGATCAAGTTCGTTCATGCTCCAGTTGTCTTTAGGTTGTAAAACAAATATGATTGGATCCTTTTGATTGGACTTACGCCATGGTTCGTACTTTACTTTGAACTTCTTAACCATCATGTCCCAACGATCGCTAGGACTATTATCAGATAAAAAGTTACCGTCATTCATTGGCGTGTACAATGATACTCGGAAATGGTGATCGGGTGACGTTGAAACATTGCCAAAACTAGACAGCAACCCACCGTCAAATGTGATTAAGGGTATTTTTTTTGCTCTGCAATTATCCGCAAGTTCTCTACGTCTGCCTTTGGTGTGATGCATTTGCTTGTCACCACCATAACCAAACATAGCCGCCATGGGTGCAGTGGGTGTCATCTCTCCAGGCACTGTTGGTCCTGTCCTATGTTCGTTGACAATGACAGCCTCGTCACCAGACGCTTCTATGCCTTCTTTCAAATGATACAGTAAGTCCCAACTGTTTCCTTTACGTCTGTCCTTTACTGATCTTCTAAATATTTCAACTTTCATTTAACATTCTCCATGCTGTTCCGTTGGCCATTTCGTCATATGTCCAATTATTATATGCTAAACTTGAAAATAATGCAATCCTGTCTCCGTATTTAGGTGTTTCTATCTTGCTGAAATCTGTCTCAGATATTGGTGCCGCCGCACAGTTAGTTGCATCGCAAAAGACGGGCACACCATTTTCTAGACTTGCGACTAGTGTGTTTGAATTATATGTAACCATAGCATGATAATCCTGCCAATTGATCTGTCCCTGGTGGTTAGTCGCAGTGTCTATTTTTACTGTTGCACCAACATGGTCCTTTGCCACAATTGGATTGTAAGGTTTTTCCCTTACATCTATCTGTCTATCTGTATTTTGTTTAAGGATATTCAATGTCTCGTTCAACCAATTTTCAGCATTAAAGAAATTAGCAATCGCATTTGTTGGTGGCAACACCAGTATCTTTTTTCCTTTATTCCACGGTCTAACTTTTTTTTTGAAATTCTTTTCATACCTATCAATTGGTCGCTGTTTCATGATATTTTGGCAGTGCTTGTTTTTTGTTATCCGTAGCCAATGTGGATGCACATGAGCATTTGTGAAATAGCCATGATCCATAAAATAGAAATCTTTGTTTTCCTTAAGGCACTGTTTGTAAACTTCTCCCGAACCCGCCAGTATGCCATACATTGTCAAATCCTCGTCGGGCAGTTTTTTTAAATCTCGGAAATGATATATTTTGCCTTTTCCTGATCCCCCGACAAAAGCAGAAATGTATCTTTGTGTCCTTGGTTTGGTTGTGTGTATACCTGATAGCATTATCTTCTGTTTTCTTTTACTTCAAACATCTTACGTTTGGCCGCCCTGTTAAATTCTGCAATAATATTAACACTTCTCCTGTGTAGGTTTGCATTCTGTCTTGCAGAAACACTGTGGACACATTTTGTTGACACGTTGCAAAACGCAACCATTGTATTGGCTTTGTAAGGCACAGACTTTACAATGTCACCTGCCTTGTCGCCGACTGCTCTGCCACCGTTCTTGTTTACTTCTTGTATATCTTGATCTGTTTTGTGTATTTGAAACTCTCCGCCTGTGCTTTTGTCGTTTGCGTAAGGCATGTACAGTAAGGCCGCATATATCTCTCTTGGGTTGTCAATGTGTGGAGTACGAGAACTGAAGTCTATAGGTTTGTGCATAACTGTTTGGCAGTCGGTGCCTATCCAATCATCACCTTTGTCCCATCCTCTTGCACTCAGTGTGTTTTCTATATTATCTATGTGAGGCACTATGTTACCGAATGCTTCTTGCATTTCCTTGTAAAAATCAGATGAGGTGTGATATTCAGTAAATTCCTTCCATAAATTGGAAACTTTTCCGGGCTTCAACATCTCATCTGCCTTTAGTCTGTAGCATATACCTTTGTCAAACGGTTCAGTTGCCAAAAGTTGCTCTGCAGGCCATTCCTTCTCTAGGTTGTCATATATGTCCGTGGGCAGTGCATCTTCTATAATAAGATGTGGATATGGTTCCATTACTACTGTAGGTTTTTTCCTTAATATCGAAAGGTTCATTCTAGGTGCTCCATTATTTCTGGTATGTTTATTTTAAAGTTTATCATGTCACTGAATCTTTTTACGCCCTCTAACTTATGGCCATTCTTTCGAGGTATCTCTACAACATCTGCCAAATAAAGTTTATGCTCTAAATTTAGATTGTGCGATAGTAAAGGATATACTTTTTTGTGTAACATTCTTTTGTCTTGTATCTCTATTACTTTTGTTCCTGGCTGGCACCACAATAAATTAGTCATTCCTGCACCATGAGCCGCCAAAACATGCGATGCTTCTGCAAATGTTTTCATTTGATCTTTGATGCTTAAATTTTCAAGTGTAACTGTTTCCCATCCTTTAAGTTTTAATATTAGTTCATCTGAATTTATCATTCTCCTAGTCTTTGCTCCAGGACGTAGCACTACAATTTTTCTGTGAGGTTTGACACCTTTTAGATTGTGAAGTCCTTTGAAATGTCTCAGCCACGGAGCCATCGGAGGAACTATTACACCGTCTTTTGAATTACTCATACTTGGAACTAACAAGTGTTTGAACTGCCAAGTTTCATTTTTTGGCATCACAACTATTTTTACATCAGGAAATAATGCCTTACAAACTTTCTCGAAGTACAGACTTTGATTGGGTACTATGTAACAAAATCTTGCAAAATTTGTTGACCATCTTTTTTCCATCAACCTAAATTTAGAAATCACATCTATCCACACATGCCACGGGTTATTTTTTGTGTCATCGTCAACAGGTAGCCACACATAGGTATGTGTTTCATTGAAACTCTGGGTAACAGGAGGTATATCCAAATCTACTGTGTCGCCCCATTCTGTCCATAACTTGTGGCTCTTGCCTGGTTTGTGTCTACGTTTGTGTGTCAACTTCCACACGTATTCTGTTATAAGTTTGTTCTCTCTTGTTAGTAACAAAGGACAGGTATGTACTTTGCATTCATGAAACTCTGCTACAAAAGTTGGTAAACTTGTGAAATGTGGATCAATTGAATCATGATAAGGAACAGTGTAATTGTATTCAGGATCGACCATCTCCCAACGATCGAGGAAATACTTTAGCGAGTTTATGTTTTTGACTGACATTTAATTAATAATTATGTTATAATACACTACTATGATATTATTTTCAAACGGTTGCAGTTTTCTGACCCCTAGGCCAAAGGATGGTGTGGACACATTTACCAGCAAAATTATTGCAGAAAAATACGGAATGGATCTGACGAATATTGCTATGGGAGGCAGAGGTAATGTTAGGATCAGTTTTTCATCGAAAGTATGGTGTGAGCAAAATAAAGGCAAAGATATATTTGCTGTTATAGGATGGTCCAGTGCCGTTAGAAATGATTATATTACAGATGATGGTTGGAAAAAAGGACGTGTGCCAGGAACTGATCTAACTTGGCGTACCTGGAAAACTTTAGATAATGTCAGTTTCATCCGTAATAACAAGGGCTGGGATATTGAAAATAACCTAACTATGAATTTTTTAGATAATGTTTTTGATTTACAAAATTACTTTGAACGAAACAGGATACCATACGTCATGTACAACTCGCTTCCAAACGATTTTGGAAATGGCACAGTAGACTTTGAAATTATGAGAAACGCAATCAACATGGATCGATTCTTCAGCCCGAAGGTCAGTCAATTTGAATTTATAACAGATAAAAATTTAATTTCAAGTCAAAACGATCCCCATCCATCAGTAGAAGGTCATCAACAATGGGCAAAACAATTAATAGAATTTATAGATGCTAACAATCTACGCACCATTTAATAATAAAAATAGCAAAGCATGGGAAGTGTTCAACGGCGTTGATAAGTCGTGGCCAGACCAAATAACGAAACTTGACAATGCAACTGAAACAGAACCCGTTGATAATAGCATGTTCTGGGGATTTGTTAACAACAATCTAGAACTTGTCAAGAAGTTGGAAGCACGGAATCACAAGTATTGGTTCACTGACACACCATACTTTGGTAGATTTGATAACAACAATCTTAAACCAGATAATCATTATTGGCGTATTTGTAAAAATAACATACACGTAGAATACCTCAAAGGCTGTAAGTCTGATAGATTTGAAAAGTTTGGATTAAAAATTAGAGCACCCAATTTTAAAGGCAAACATATTTTAGTATGTCCTAGCAGTGCAGGAATACACAATTATCTAGACACGCCAAATTGGACAAATGAAATTACAGCACAAATTAAAAGGTATACCGATAGGCCTATCAAACTTCGACACAAGCCTAGGGGCAGGGGTACATCAGGACCGAGTGAGGCAACAGTACCCCTATCCGAGGACTTGAAAGACGCTTGGTGTTTAGTCACTAGTTGTTCTATAGCCGCAGTGGAGGCCCAATGCATGGGTATACCTGTTTTCTGCCATGAAAAAAGTTTTGCTAGAGATGTTGGCTTCCATGAATTAGCGGATATAGAAAATCCGTTTTTTGTTGGGGCAGAAGAATGGCTTTACAGTCTTGCATATCAGCAATTTACACCAGAAGAGATATCAAACGGCACAGCAGTTGAAATCTTAATGGACAAAGGAATATTGTGAAGATTGAAAAATTAAGCAAAGGAATCTGGGTGCCATCTACCGATGCTCAAATAAACGAATGGCGTGAAAAAGGACATCCTTATATGCAGGACACTTGCCTCAATAAGTTTCTCGAATGGTGCAAGATACAGAACAAAAAATTTAATCTAATAGTTGATGTAGGAGCATGGTGTGGAACATGGTCCATGGCCATGCAACCATACGCAAAAAATATCTACTGTTATGAACCAAATAAACTACACTTTGAATGCCTTACCAAGAATTTAAGTCCTTACAGTCATATAAGGTTATATAACCAAGCAGTAGGTAACGATGATGGATTTATAAAGTTGACCGAAGAAAGTGCTACACAAAATACTAGGGTGCTATTGGAAAAAGGAGACACAAAAATAAGCAAGTTAGATTCTTTAGAATTAAAGGGCGTAGATTTTATAAAGATAGATGTTGAAGGTCTTGAAATGGAAGTTTTGCGAGGTGCAGAAAAAATTTTAGAACAAGTCAAATATCTAATGATAGAATTAAATGGTAACAGTGAAAAATACGGAAGTAGTAAAAAAGATATTAAGCAACATCTTAAAAATTTAGGATTCAAAGTGCTGTTAAAAACTTGGCCAGATATAGTGTATTACAAAGCATGATGTACGATTATCTAAAAAAACTAAAAATAGAAAATGGATTCATGCCCTCGAGGATTTTAGACATAGGTGCATGGAACGGCTTTTGGACAAAGAAGGTTAAGCCAATATGGCCTGACGCTCATTTTACATGTATAGAGGCAGGACCAAAACATGAGAAAAGGTTAAAGGAGTTAACTGAAGACTATCATATTGCTGTACTAGGCGATAGTAACAGAGAGATCAAAATGTATCTAAGAGAAATTAACAAGGGAAGCAAAAAGAAGGTCACTTATACAAAAGGATCAACAGTGTTTGGTATTTTCAAAGATTTTGAAGTTCGACAAATGCAAACTTTGGATAAGTTGGTTGGTAAGGATGCACAGTTTGATCTCATAAAACAAGATGTTCAAGGTGCTGAAATAATGGTAATGCAAGGTGCACCAGATATATTCACACGTGCCAAATATGTAATTCAAGAAGTAAATTTATATAAGGACAAAAAATTTCCTAATATGCCTTCTGAAAACGATATGGATGAATACATGTTCCAACTTGGATTTAATAATAGTGAAGTAATAGAGCATAAAGAAAATGTTGATCAAATAGATAAGGTGTATTTTTAATGAAAATTTTTATAACAGGTGTAGCAGGATTTTTGGGATCACATTTAGCAGATCTAATGATCGCAGAAGGACACACTGTTGCTGGTAATGATAACATGATCGGTGGGTATGCTGATAACGTGCCACAGGACGTTGAATTCCATCAAGTAGATTGTTGTGATCTAGAAAACATGACTAAAGCAATGGAGGGTTGCGATATTGTTTACCACACCGCCGCAACTGCCTACGAAGGTCTATCAGTATTTTCTCCGGTGTTAGTTACAAGAAATATATTTGAAGCATCAGTGACAACTATTACAGCCGCAATAAGAAACAAAGTAAAACGTATTGTGTATTGTTCAAGTATGGCAAGATATGGACATCATGATAATTTACCTTACAAAGAAACTTATGAGTGTCGCCCCCAAGATCCATATGGGATAGCAAAAAAAGCCGGCGAAGATGTTTTGAAAAATTTATGTGACACACACGGAATAGAATATGTGATTGCCGTCCCACACAACATCGTTGGCCCAAGGCAGAAATATGACGATCCGTTTCGTAATGTAATGTCTATAATGCTTAACAGGATGTTACAAGGCAAACAACCTATCATATATGGTGATGGCAAACAACAAAGATGTTTTAGTTACATTGATGATTGCCTTTACTGCCTTAATGCATTAGCCTTTCAAGATAACGTTGTTGGCGAAGTAATTAACATAGGACCGGACGAAGAGCCTATAACAATAAACGAGTTAGCAGAAGCCTGTGCCAACGAAATAGGAATAAATTTAGATCCAATACATCATGACGATAGGCCGAAAGAAGTAAAACTAGCAGTATGTTCATCAGATAAGGCAAGGAAGTTGTTGGGTTATAAGACAGCAACCAATATCAGACAGTCCGTGAAAAAAACAGCGGAGTATATTAGAACCAAAGGCACTAAAAAATTTCAGTACCATTTGCCTTTAGAAATTATTAATGATCTAACACCAGATACTTGGAAAAATAAGTTGATTTAATTAGAACTGAATAAGTTAATTGCTTCTTTCTTCCAATCATCAGAGTATTCACAATTCCTATATCCATCAAACCATGGTCCACCTTCTGTGTAGTGTAATATCTTAGGTGAGCCGTCTTCTGGTTCTCTGTACCAGCCAACTAGCCAGTTGTAGTTGTGCGGTAACTCTCCAATTTCGGAATCTTCAAGCCAACTGAATCTATGTAGGAATTTTGGTGTTTGTTCATTAAGGAATTCTGGTGTGAGCATTTTATTTTTTTCATGTTCGCAATTCCAAAGCACCATACTGGACCAGTTCTTTCTAGGATACACTGTTTGTACCTGTCCATCCATTTTGGTTGTTTCTTTTGGTGTGTAGTCATGCTGTACGCAGACAACTGCTTTGCTAGGATCCATGTACTTGGTTAGCATATGACTAGGAATCTTCCATAAGAAGTCACAGTCACAGAATACTGCCCACCCCTTAAAATCGTTCAGGTAAGGTACAAAAAATCTTGTAAACGTAAATTCGGTCGATGCAAGTTTGTCTTTTTCACGTGTGTAGATCCCCTGAGCTCTCATATCGTTTTGCTTTAAGGGAATAACTTCTGCTGAGGGGTCTCTACGTTTGATACTGTGTTCGCATACCTGGTACGCTATGTCTTCTCTTGAATCCCAACCTACGTAAATTTTCATTTTCTTCCTGATAATAATTTGTGTATGTCTTGCCAATTACTTACACGTATTACATCAGGATGACTAAAGTCTTGATTGTATGGGTGGTCTATTAATATAGGCTTTAAACCGTATTTGAGCCCGGCTACAGCGTTCTTTGGCTTGTCCTCGACCCAATATAGTCCGGTTCCATGAAATTCCGCTAAAGCACTGTCTTTGTCTGCCCCGGTGTCTAATATATGGTAATTCGTGAAGATGTGGTCCCCAAATAATTCACCTAATCTTTTCTTTCTCACTTTTTGTGCTGGTATGTCTGATGTCTGAGATGTGATTGGAATAAATGTCCAACCTTCTGCGGCCAATAGTTTTACCCAAGTTTGCGATTCGTCCATTGGACACTGGGTAGCCATCCATGCACTTTTGTTGAATTCTCTTATTTCTTTTCTTATTTCAGGTATTGTGAGGCCAAATCTTTCTGCCATCTCATATGTGTTTTCTTTATCGGGTAGTAGTTTGTAAGGATATATTCTTTCATTATTTTCATTGTAGTAGGATCTTTGTACCATCCATTCGGAAAAGTGCCTTTCCCATTCGAGAAGTACACCATCAACGTCTGTAAGTATGATTCTATTTGATGTCGGCATCTTCCATTCCTGCAACTCTCAGTTTAACAATATTTGTTATCTGCCATTGTTTCTGATCTAGTCCTTTGGTTATGCCAAGCCATTGATTCCTTATCAAAGCAAAGTCGTTTATAATTTTGTCCATGTCTACGACATCATCTTCACCGTCAACATATTTTTCTGCGTCTCTGCTTGATAATGCTCTGTTATAGTTTTCTAAATATTTTTTGAAAGTTTTAGAACGTAATCTTCTTAGTTCTATGTTAAGATATTCAAGTATTGCTTCTAGTTGTTGTAGTTGGCCGAATCTTTCTTCTACTATACCTGGTAGTGCGGCACTGGCTCTCTCTAGGTTGCCGTATATCTTACACTGCTTCTTTGCTTCTAATAACTCTTTGTCAAAGTATGCTATGCAGTCTGGGATCTTGTCTAGGTTTCTACTTACTTCGTTGTACCAGTTTATCATTCATCGCTATCGCCGTAGCCTGAGTCTTCAAATTCTTCATCCTCAAAAACGGTGGCAATGGCTTCCTCTAGTTTTGGATCAAGTTCTGCAGATCCTTTTAGTACATCATGATCAACTCCTATGTCATCAAGACTCTTTATGAAATCGATGGCCATGTCTAATTTTTGCCGTTCTGGTACATAGTGTACAACGGAGTTCCATAATCGTTCAATATCTTCGTGTGAAAAATCAATCATTACTTTTCTTCAATCTCTTCTGGCTCTTCAATAGGTGTTTCTTCCTTGAACTCTGCCATAATCATATCTAATTTATCTCCAACCCATGCTTTTCTGAAGTCTATGTGTTCTTTACCTGCTTTATCGATGTATTTCAACCTGTTTCCTTGTTGTACTAACAATCCTTTTTTCTCAAACAAGTCTACAAGTCCACTGTATGGATCCATTCCTGTGTCATATGGAATCTTCACTTGTACACCTTCAAAAGGTTTTGCATATCTTGTCTTCATAACCTTACAAGCGGCTCTGATACCTCTCACATCTGAAACTTTGTTACCTTTTTCATCTTCTTTTAGTTTTAATTTTTTCATTGCGACAACAATACTTGATGCATAGATAAATCCTTGACCGCCCGATATCTTGTCATCCGGATCAAACATATCTTGAGATGCGTATGTGTGGTTTGTTGCAATAAGTCCTACGTTCCAACTACCAAACATATTAACACAGTTTCTTACAAGTGCCGTCAATGCTTTAGGTTTTCTACCCAAGTCACCTTTCATCTCACCTGCTTCAAACTGATTTACGTCTGTTGGAGTTAGCAACATACCCAAACTGTCTATAACAAATAAAACTTTAGGTGCACCTTCTTTGTTGTCTGCGTGTTGGTCTCTGTAACCTTTCATGAACTCTGAGACAGTTTTTGCTACGTCGTCCACCATGGACATACTTAATTTCATCAGTTTATCTTCTGATGTGTCTACATTTAAGGCCTGTAACCATTGTTCGTCTAATGCGTTCTCTGTGTCAATCAATATAACGAATATGCCTTGGTCCTGTGCATTCTTAATAATGTTTCCTGATGCTATGTAACTTTTACCCGCCCCTGATTCACCTGCAAGTACTGTTACTTTGCCTAAAGGTATTCCTTTGTTAAAGTCACTAGTCATCAAATAATTTAATGCATAGTTTCCTGTTGATATCCAATCTGTAGGATCACTGAATCCAATACCCAGTCCTTGTATAGACTTGGTTAAACTTTTTCTAAATTTTGTTGCGTCAAATACTTTTGTCATTTTTTTTAGTTCCTTTCCATTATTATATTGGCCTTGCTGTCTTTTGTCAAATGTCCTATGTCTATTATTTCTACTTTACCAATTGGTAGTAGACCAATTCCGTGTTTTTTAGAATATGGGTCAATACTTTTGTCATTGCACCAATCTAAAAACCCTTGTTCAAAAATACTTTGTTTGTCATTTAAGGCAACAATAATATCGGCGCCAATATAGTGATTATTCTCTGTGCCATCATAATCAAATGGTAAATTATCCATCCATAAATCTACATAACTTTTTCCTAATTCGTTGTATGCAAGGTAGACTTCATTTTTTGTTTCGTGAAATTGGAACAAATTGTGTTCTTCATCTGTAAGTTTAATTCTTGGATTAGTTTCTCTTTTTTTAGTCCATTGTAAAGGCAAGTAATCGAGGTCGCCGTCACTTTCACCTGAACTATGTTCTAAAGCGTGTACACAAAAATTCAAATCTCTTATATTTTCTTTTATATTCATTGGTGCAATTATCATTAATTTCGTAGGGTTATCAAACTTTCCTGACAGTTTCTCAAACGCAACGTGCAGTGTATTGTGTAAATCCTGATCATTCCAATCAATTTGCTTTGGTAGTTTTATAAATTCTGTTCTTAAAAAAGTGTTTATGTTTTTAATTGCGTTTAATAATATTTCTTTTATTTCGTCATGTGGACGTAACCTAAAAAATGTTCTTACGTGATCTATGTCCTCACCGTCACCAACGTAAATGGATTCAATTAAGTTTTTCCATTTACTGGCAACGGTGTGATCATAAAGGTTTATACGGAATGCGGGTTTACCATCAATCGTATATAACATTTGTCAGATTATTTTGCTTGTCTTGACCTAATCAACTTCAAGATGTCCTCAGCTCTTTTGGCACTGTCACCTGTTGGAGCCGCCGTTGCCGGGGCCGCCTGAGGTTTCTCTGCCTCGTGTGTATGAGGTTGATCACCACCTTCATGACTATGTTTTGTGCCATCGTCGTGTGTGTGTTCAACATTTGCTGGAGCCGATGCTGTTGGTACTGCTACCTGTGGTTTACCTTGATAAGCCACGCCTGCCGGTCTGAAGTACTGTCCATACTGCTCAAGATCATAAGCCTCACCTTCCACAGATTTCGCAAATAGTTCTGCGATTATTTTCACTTCTGCTTCTGTTGGTTCTTTTGGTCTGAAGTCACCTAGGTTGTGTAACCCATGTGTGTCAATCGCGGCTCTTTCTGCCTCGTCTAACGGTCTTTCTCTTCTTGACCATTTTGATGTTGAGTAGTCAGCATAACCACCTTTCGTTGTTTTAGTGATCCTGAAGTCTACACCTTTCAAATAATCAGTTGGCATTTCTTCCATCTCTGGATCCATCAATGCACTTCTGATGATGTTGAAGATCTGAGGTCCAATGATAAATCTTCTGATTGGATTCTCAGGTGTTGTGTCTTCTGCTAGTGGATTCGTTGTGACAAAACCCTGGAAAATGTAACTTTTCTTTTTCCAGTATTTTCTGCCCATGTCTTCCATGCTCTTGTCTTTAAACCACGGTCTCACCTCTGTGAGTACTGGACAAGTTTTCCCATACATTTCCATGCACGGTACTTGCACTGTCACCGGTCTGCTATCAGTCTGACCTTTGATACCTGCGAAAGGTAATTTGATCATGTTTCTTTCAGTCCAGAAAAACGTGTTGTTTGGATCCTTATCTGGTAAGAATCTAACTACTGCTTCTGAGCCTTCTGATATATTCCAGTGTGGGTAGATGGCGTTGTCGCCGCCTGCGTTGGAAGTGGAGCGATTCACTTCTTGAGATTTTAACTTCGCTCTTATTTCAGCCAATGATGCCATAATGTAAGCCTCCTTTATTGTGCCTAT